GAACCGCGATCATGTACGATGACATCACGATGCCGACCATGCTGAAACTTGCTTGGGAGGCTCTGTCCTTTAACATGTCGGGTTTTTTCGCCGCTCTCCCCTCGGATTTGAAAGAAGCAGCCCAGAAAGTAAGCGCCCAGTCAGCTGGGTAAGCTTACCCGATGGGGAGGACTGGTTGTTGCGACCTGTGCTGCGAGGACTTTGCAAGTATGAATCGTTAATCGACTTCACTTTGGACCTCGCAGACATCGCGCTGCTGAACGATGCGCTGGATGTGCAAGAGGAGAACGAAGTGAGATACCGTGAGGCCAACAAATGAGTGCTGAAACAATCAAGGAGTTTCTCGTTGGTCTCGGTTTCAAAGTCGATGAAGCTGGACTGGCGAAGTTCTCCGAAGGCATTGCGTCTGCTTCCCTGCGTGTAACGGCACTGGCGGCTGCCACTACGGCGGCTGCTGGCGCTATCGTCGCTGGCGTGCAGAAGATTGCCGCAGACTTTGACCAACTTGATAAATTGGCGACGCAGTTCCGCACGACTGCCGATGCCATTGATGAATTTGCGGATGCTGCTGGCATCCTAGGAATCAAAAAAGAGACCGCAGTTGAAGGTCTCAAGAATCTCGATCGCGCCATCGTTGACACCTCGATGGACATGGGTCGCGCCAAGGCTGTTTTCGCAGACCTAGGCATCAGCGTCAAAGACGCCGCTGGCAACCTGAAGCCAACCACAGAAGTGATGGCTGAGCTGGCTGAGAAATTCAAGGGCATGGAGAAGGGCAAACAGATCCGCGTCATGGAGCGTTTGGGTCTAGATCCGTCTCTGCTCAAACTGTTCAACGCCGACATGGTCGCACTACGCGCCGAGATGGAAGCGATCTACAAAGCTGCTGGCCTAGACTTCGGTCAGGCGATGGCAGAGTCGAAAGCCTTCATGGAAATCTGGCGTGCGATGCAGCAAGAAATCCAGAAATGGAAGTTGCTGTTCAAGACCACGATGGAGTCTGTGTCCGTCAAGTTGATGCCGAAGTTCCGCGCCCAGATCCGCGCCATCACTGACGCAATGATCAACTTCCGGCGCAAGGTCATGGACAACTTGCCCAAAGCGATCGAAGCGATCATGCCGATAATCAATGTGATTATGCGCATCGCTGAAGCATTCATCAAGATCACCGCACGCATCGCGTCTGGTGCGATGACGATCATTGGTTGGTTCTTGAAATTGAACGAAGCGACTGGCGGTTGGGCTGGCTACATTCTTGCCGCAGCAGCTGCTTGGAAGTACCTAAACCTAGCATTCTTGAAGACTCCGCTCGGCATGTTGCTTGCGCTTGCTGCAGCCGTTGCATTGCTGATTGATGACTTCCTCACGTTCAAAGAAGGCGGCGACTCGCTGATCGATTGGGGCAGCGGATTCGGCGTCGTCATGCAGGCGGTCACTGCTGCACTAACCGGCTTCTTGGCGTACGTCGTCTTGAGCAAAGCAGCTGTCGTCGCAATGGCGGTTGCAACCAAGGCTTGGACGGCGGCAACGGTGATCTTCAACGGCATCATGGCAGCTGCTCGCATGGCAGTCTTGTTGTTCAACTTGATGCTTTACGCAAACCCGATCGGTCTCGTGATCGCCGCAATCGTCGCTCTCGGAGCAGCGGTCGTCGGCATGATTGTCTATTGGGACGAGATCAAAGCGTACTTGATCGGATTCTTCGACTGGTTTGTTTCCAAAGTTGATTTCCTTCCTGGGGTCATCGGGAGCGCATTCGGAGCTGCAAAAGACTCTGTCATTGGAATCTTCACCGGCGTCAAAGATTGGTTCACAGGTTTCTTCGACTGGATCGGCAGCAAGTTCCAGTGGATCGCTGAGTGGGGAAGCAAGGTCAAGGGTTTCTTTGGAGGCGGCTCCAACGCAGCACCTGCGCTCGCTCCGAGTCCTCAGGCGCAAGCTGCCATCAATGGCGGTGGTCAGAACGTAAATCAGCAAACACAGATCGTCGTGCAAGGCTCGTCCGATCCGGCAGCAACGGCTCGCGCTGTGTCCGGTGAACAAGGTCGCGTCAATGCCGACATGGCACGAAATATGCGAGGAGCAGCACGATGAGTTTGTTCGACACAAACTTCGCGGACACGGCCAGTTTCCTTCCGAAGCGTGCGATTGGTCCATTCTCTGCGACCATCACACTGGAGGAAGTTGCCTCCGACGAGTTGGAAATTACCCAGCATCCAGTTCAGCAAGGCGCGTCAATCACAGACCACGCCTACAACAAGCCATCGACCGTCAACATCAAAGTTCAGTGGAACGACGACGACGCACCGCTGGCCGAGACTTACCAGAACCTGCTCGATCTGCAGGCGAGTCGTGAGCCGTTCGATGTCATCACAGGCAAGCGTACGTACCGCAACATGCTGATCAAATCGCTTGGCCAGACCAACGATGTGCAGACAGAAAACATCCTGTCGATCTCGCTGCAGTTGCAGGAAATATTCATCACAGCTGTTGAGGTGGTTTCGGTTCCTGCGCGAGCCAAGCAGAAGAACCCAGGAAAGACTGGCGCAACCGAGAATGCTGGGCAGAAGTCCGCACAGGAAACGCCAAAGAAGCGTAGTGCGCTCGCCGCGCTCGCCGGTAAAGGAGGCTGACCATGGCTGTGAATGCATTCAAAATCCCTCTGTTGAATATCCCGCAGAAGTTCGCCATTGACTTGGCTGGCAAGTCCTACATCGTCCTGTGTCGCTACAACACCGAGATGGAGAACTGGCTGATCAGCATGCAAGACGGCGACACCGAGCAGGACATTTTCGACTCGATGCCGTTGGTCACTGGTGTCGATCTGCTGGCTCAGTACGCCTACCTTGGCATCCCTGGAAGCTTGATCGTGTACACAGATGGAGACGAGTTCGCTGCTCCTACCGAGACGAACTTGGGTCAGGAATGCAACCTATACTATGTGGTTGAACAATGACAGGACAACTACAATACATTCGCCGCTGCAACCTCGTCGTGTCTGGCGTGTCTGGCGACGGACTGGATCTGTCCAACCTACGCATCGTATTCAAGGTCAAGAAAAGCGACGCCCAGACTCCGAACACGGCAGAGATCCGCGTGTACAACCTTGCACCGGACACGGCCAAGCAGATCCGCAAAGAATTCACACGAGTGGTGCTGCAGGCTGGCTACGAGAGCAACTACGGCGTCATCTTCGACGGAAACATCAAGCAGGTGCGGATGGGTCGCGAGAGTGGCACGGACACGTACATTGATATCGCTGCCGGAGACGGCGACGACGCCTACAACTATGCCGTTGTCAACACGACACTGGCAGCTGGCGCCAAGCAGTCCGACCAGATCGATGCGGCTGCTGGGTCGATGGCTAGCAAGGGTGTGAACAAAGGATTCGTCGCAGACACCGGCGCAGCAACCTTGCCACGCGGCAAAGTCATGTACGGAAACGCACGCGACTACCTGCGTCAGTCGGCTGAGGCTTCTGGCACGACTTGGTCTGTTCAAGACGGCAAGTTGCAGTTTGTTTCGCTGACGTCTGTCCTACCAAATCAAGCCGTGCTCCTTACCAGCAAGACTGGTCTGGTCGGCACTCCAGAGCAAACCAACGACGGCATCAAAGCGAAGTGTCTGCTCAATCCGATGCTCAAGATCGGTGTCCGTGTCAAGATCAACGAAGAAGACGTCAGCGAGGCAAAGCTGCCGGACAGCGGCAAGGACGACGCAGCCAACAAACCTGCTGACATCTCCAAAGACGGCATCTACCGTCTGTTGGTCGTTGAACATGGCGGCGACACTCGTGGCAACGATTGGTACAGCGATCTGGTCTGCTTGGACGTAGACGCTTCCGCTCCTCCAGGAAAACAGGTGAAACAAGCATGAGACGCGAAGAACGACTTGACGACCCAGAAGAATCCCTGCGTTTGGCGCTGGAGAATGCGCAATCTCAGATCTGGACAGCCCTTCCAAGTGTTGTAACAGCCGTAGACCTGTCTAAGCAGACGGTCTCAGTACAACCTTCCATTCAAGGAAATATCTCGGCTCCTGACGGATCCTCGCAGTCTGTTAACCTGCCTCTGCTCGTCGATGTGCCGATCGTTTGGCCGCGAGCTGGTGGATTCGCTCTAACATTCCCGATCGTCGCTGGCGACGAGGTGTTGGTTGTGTTCGCGAGTCGTTGCATCGACTCGTGGTGGCAGTCTGGCGGCGTGGGCGTGCAGGCAGAGGTGCGAATGCACGACCTGAGCGATGGATTCGCTGTGTTGGCTCCGACCAGCCAGCCTAAGAAACTGAACAATGTTAGCAGCTCGAATGTTCAGCTGCGCGACGAAGCAGGAACCACATATGTTGAGATCGCTCCTGGAGGCAAAATCAAACTGCTTGGTGCGACCTCGATCGACATAAACGCTCCGACAGTAAACATCGCGGCGACCAACCTCAACATCAACGGCACGACAAACATGACCGGCCAAGTCACGCAGACAGGCGGCATGAGCATCGGCGGCATAACTTTCGGAACACACAAACATTCCGATCCTCAAGGAGGAACTACTGGTGGACCAACCAATTAATTCTGTTTCCATTTCTATTGAAACAAGGCATAATTTCGAGTCATGAGATACCGTAAATTAGACACCAACGGCGACATGAACTTCGGCAATCAACAAGCCGATTTTTACCGCGACAACCCAGAGGCAGTTGCTCAAGCTGTCTGGACTCGCCTCCGTCTGTGGGTTGGTGAATGGTTTATCGACACGACCGAAGGCACGCCGTACCAACAAGCTGCTCTCGGAACAAACAAAAAAGCAACGATTGGGCCAGCCATCCGCGAGAGAATCCTAGGGACGCAGAATGTTACAAGCATTGAGTCGTTCAATGTCTCGATCGATGCGGACAACCGCACAGCTACCGTCTCTGCCGTCATCAACACAGCGTTTGGCTCGGCGCAATTGCAAGGAGTCCTCTGATGGCAATATCTGACCTAATTTACGTCGACCAGTCCGGATTTCATTATCCGGACTATCCGACCGTGTTGAGTTATTTGAAAGAAGAGTACAGAACCATCTACGGTTCAGACACTTACCTCGAAGCAGACTCCCAAGACGGTCAGTGGGTTTCGATCCTTGCTCTTGCAATGTACGATTCAATGCAGGTTGCTGCTTCAGTGTACAACTCGTTCTCGCCTCTGACCGCTCAGCGCGATGCTCTGTCTCGCAACGTGAAGATCAACGGCATCGCTCGCCTTGTGGCAAGCTATTCCACTGCAGACCTGACCATTGTCGGTCAAGCCGGTACGGTCATCACGAATGGCCAAGCCAAAGACACACTGGACCAGAAGTGGAACCTGCCAGCCTCTGTGACCATCCCTGTTGGCGGCTCGATCGTCGTTACGGCAACCGCAGCAGAAGTTGGTGCCGTGTCGGCAGCAGCCGGAACAATCAACAAGATCGCAACGCCGACTCTCGGCTGGCAAACTGTTACCAACGCAGCAGCAGCTACGGTTGGCGATCCTGTCGAGGCAGACGCTGAACTGCGTCGTCGACAAGCACAGAGCACGATGATCCCTTCTCTGAGCGTTATGGAAGGCATCGTTGGTGCAGTTGCTTCGTTGGCCGGTGTGAACCGCTATCGCGGCTACGAGAACGACACAAGCACGACGGACGCCAATGGCATTCCCGCCAAGAGCATCTCGTTGGTCGTTGAAGGCGGCGACAGCACGGCCATCGCCAACGCGATCGCAGCCAAGAAAACTCCTGGAACCGGCACCTACGGCACGACTTCCATCGTCACGTACGACCAGTACAACGTAGCAAACACCATCAAGTTCTACCGTCCGACCGATGCAACCATCGGCGTTGAAGTTTCGCTGACGGCAATGACCGGCTACCTCTCGACCTACGCCGACCAGATCAAGGCTGCAGTTGTCGAGTATATCAGCGGTCTGAACATTGGCGACGACATCTACATCACGAAGCTGTACGTGCCGGCCAACCTGATGAACATTCCTGCCGGTGAGACGTTCAACGTCACCCAGATCCGCATCAAGAAGAACGCAGGTTCGTTCGGAACAAGCAACCTGACGCTTGCCTTTAACGAGATCGCGCAATGCGCGCTGACTGATGTTACGGTGATTGCGACATGACGACTGACGAATACCTATCGCTGATTACGCAAGAGCACGCGACCAAGCCGAAGTTTGTGGCCACGGTCGCTGCTTCCGTTTCGCCTTTCGTCAAGGTTCAAGAGGTGATGCGCGGTTTCATCAGAGATTTTGACGTGGACGAAGCAATTGGCGTGCAACTTGACATCGTCGCATTGTGGGTCGGTCTGCTCCGCAAGGTCGGCATTCCGATCACCGGCTACTACTTCACGTGGGACGACGTTGTTGCCGACGGCTGGGACAACGGCGTGTGGAAAGGCATTGGCGATCCAGACTCCGGCTTCGTTATTCTGCCGGACGACTTGTTCCGCGCTCTGATCAAAGCGAAAATTCAAGCCAACCACTGGCGCGGCGACATCGCTGGCGCCTACGACATCATCAATGAAGCTTTGTCGGTCGACAACGTGGTCACGATTGTTGATAACCAAAACATGACGATGACGGTGCGCGTCCAAGCCAATGTACTTCCTGCCGTTGAACAAGCAATCGTGCTGGCTGGCTACCTTCCCATTAAACCCGCTGGCGTGTCTGCCACGTACGTGACCGTCTGAACGCAAGGAGATACGAATGGCAACTAATGAAATTCTACCGTTTGCAAGCACCGATACCGGCACCAACCTGCTGACGCAAGCCGAGTACAGTGCAGATGCACAACGAACCACGGGCAATCAGCCTGGAATCGCACGCTCGAAGTTGGTGAACAAGTCGCTTCGTCAAGTTTCGTTGCTGGCTGCTGGCCTAGCTCAGTTCTTGGCAAACAAGCAGTCGACCAATGTCACAGACAACCTTACGGCAAGTCAAATTGCCGACATGTTGGTCGAAGCCATCAAAGCGGACTACCTGCGCAGAGACGGCACCAACGCGATGACGGCGCGGTTGCGAGGCAAGATGGGTGCTCCGCTGCCGAACAACACCAACAACGCTGGTATCGTTTTTGACGGCGATGAAGACTCCGGTCTTTTCAGCACAGGCGACGCCAATCTGCAGATCGCAATCAACGGCATTGCACAGATGTTGTTCAATGGCGGTCAGGCTATCAAGTCTTCCAAGCAGATTCGAGTTCCAGCTGGCGCACCTAACGCGAGCAACGCCTCTGATGCTGCTGGCTTCGCCTTTGCCGACTCTGGTGACACAGGCTTGTTCTGGGAAGGCACGTCCGATGGAATCCGCGGCGGCACACTTCGCTTGCGGATGGACGGCGGCACAGTCGCTTACTTCGACGGCAACATGCTCAACGCAAACACGACAGGCTGGGTGCGAACTTCTGCAGGCATGGTGCTGCAATGGGGCGAAGCCTATGCCAGCGTAGGCACAGGCGGCGGCTGGACAACCATCACTTTCCCGCGCTCGTTTGGCTCTTGGGCGCGAGTTTTCGTTACAAACACAGGCGACGGCGACGAGGCAGGTGAAGAATTTCCATTCATCAACTGGTCGAACGGCTCGCAAGCGCGAATCGATTGGAAACGCATCAGCGGCTCTGCAGAACCTGCTCCGCAATATGTTCGAGCCAACTGGTTTGCGATCGGAAATTAAGGAGACGACATGTTTTACTCGAAGACCACAAAAGGCTTTTATTACGAAGACGACAAGATGCCCGCAGATGTTGTGAGCATCAGCGAAGTCGAGTACAACCGTCTCCTCGAAGGCAATCAAAAAGGCCAATTCATTGAGCCGGACGAAAAAGGCTATCCTGTTCTGGTCGATCGACCAGAGCCGTCTGCCGCTGAAATCCAAGAAGAAAAGAACGCCACTGCGCGAAATTACCTTGCTCGAACCGACTGGTACGTGACGCGATTCGCCGAGACCGGCGAAGCCATCCCACAAGAGATCTTGGAAAAGCGAGCAGAAGCTCGCAAGGCGGTCGTATGACCAACGGAGCTCAACGATTCTGGAAACACTGGTGTGCTGAAGAGCGAACTTGGTTGAGTGTCGTCGCTGGTTGCGCTTGCAACTGGTGCGGAAAGAAGGAGGGTGAGCAATGAGCTGTTGTGACTCTATCGCACCAACGATTCAATCGATAAAACAAGGCGACTCGTTCAGCCTTGCTTGTGTTTACAAAGAAAATGACTTGCCTTACAGCGTAGAGCAATTTACGATTCGAGCACAAGTCAGGGACTCCGGCGACACACTGGTTCAAGAGCTTACTGTGTCTAAAGCAAATCAGACGACCAATCCAGGAGTGTTTGTCCTTTCCGCAGGAATAATTTCAGGTTGGCCGATCGACCTGCTGCGCTGCGACATACAATTCAGTGAAGAGCAGACTGTCCGCTCGACGCAAACCTTTATGATCCCTGTTGAGGAGGATGTGACCCATGACTGATTCTGTCATAATCACCTCTGCTCCGCAAAGCAAGGTAGAAATCCAAGCACCCAATCAACCGGCTGTGCAACTTGGCTTGACCAATATTGGTCTGCGTGGTCCTCAAGGCATCCAAGGCATTCAGGGCATTCCTGGTCCAAACGAGATCGGTGGCTTCCCTGTGGCTGTTTCGGCTGCACAAGAGAACGACACACTCCTGCTAAAATCTTGGCAGTGGCAAAACACACCGCAAGAGGCGCTGACTGACGGCGGCAATTTCTGAAAAGGAGAATTTAAATGGCAAATACCATCCGTATCAAGCGCCGAGCCAATGGTGGCGGTGCAGGCGCACCCGCGAGTCTGGCTAACGCCGAACTTGCGTTCAACGAACAAACAAACGTACTGTACTATGGCTCCGGCACTGGCGGTGCAGGCGGCACGGCTACGACTGTTCTAGCAATCGGCGGCACTGGCGCGTTTGTGGACTTGTCCAACAATCAGACGATCGCCGGCAACAAGACTTTCAGCAATCTGATAACCGGCTCTATCAGCGGCAACGCTGGCACCGCAACCAAGTGGGCAACTGCTCGCAACCTGTCTCTGACCGGCGATGCAACGGCAACCCTAACTTCGGTAGACGGCTCTGCCAACGTGAGTGCAGCTTTGACGCTGGCTACCGTGAACAGCAACGTCGGAACATTCACAAAGCTTACTGTGAACGGCAAAGGTCTTGTGACCGCTGCTGTTCAAGCCTCGCTGACCGACTTGTCTGCTCCGACGGCTGATTTCAGCATTGGCGGCTTCAAGCTGACCAACGTCGCTGATCCGGTCAATGCACAGGACGCAGCGACTAAGCAATATGTCGACAGCACTGCTCAAGGTCTGGATGTAAAAGCATCTGCAAAGTGCGCCACGACTGCCAACATCACTCTGTCTGGTCTTCAGACGATTGACGGCATCACCGTTGTTGCTGGCGACCGCGTGTTGGTCAAAAACCAAACTGCTCCTGCTGAAAACGGCATCTACGCTGCATCGGCTTCTGCTTGGTCTCGCACGACTGACATGAACACCTGGACAGAGTTTCCTGGTGCGTTCGTGTTCATCGAAGAAGGTACGACTCTGGCTGATACTGGCTGGACTTGTACGGTCAATGCTGGCGGTACGCTCGGCACGACTGCCATCACTTGGGCTCAGTTCTCTGGCGCTGGCACCTACACAGCTGGCAACGGCTTGTCGCTAACCGGCACGCAGTTCGCTGCAGTTGGTACGGCCAACCGCATCACCGTTGGTGCTGGCGGTATCGACATCGCCTCGACCTACGTTGGTCAGACCTCGATCACGACGCTCGGTACGATCGCAACTGGTACTTGGAATGCAACGACCATCGCGACCAACAAGGGCGGTACAGGTCTTACCTCCTTCACCAGTGGCGGTGCAGTCTATGCGACCAGCACTTCTGCACTGACGACCGGCACACTGCCTGTTTCTGCTGGCGGTACTGGTGCAACGACCCTGACCGGCTATGTTTACGGAAACGGCACTGGCGCATTCACGGCCAGCACCACGATCCCGAACACGGCAATCACCGGTCTGGGCACGATGTCTACTCAGAACGCGAACTCGGTGGCGATCACTGGAGGAAGCATCAGCAACCTTACCACCTTCGACGGCATCACGATCGACGGCGGTACGTTCTAATTGTTCAACCCAGCTCAATAGCAAAGGACGGGAAGCCCTATGGCAAATACAATCATCCCTAAGAAATCGTCGGTGGCAGCAAAAGTGCCACTGGCTGCTGATTTGGCGGTCGGGGAACTGGCCGTCAATCTTGTCGATCAGAAACTTTACTCCAAGAAGTCTGATGGCACGGTCATTCTGGTCGGATCCGGACTTGGTGGTGCCGGTGATGTGATCGGCGCAGCATCTTCAACAGACAATGCATTCGTTCGATTCGACGGAACCAACGGCAAGATAATTCAAAATAGTACGGCGACGTTGGATGACAATGGCAATGCGTCGTTCAGAACTTTCACAGCGACAACTGTAGGTTCGGCACAACAAGAAGTTGGCGCAACCTTAAACAACCCAAGAGCCGTTGATTTTTCGACTGTTGATTTTCAACTTCAGTCTCGCGGCGTCACTCGTGCGTTGCTGCAAGGCCAGCAATACGGCTCCGGCTCTGGCGGCACATTCTTGGTGCAAACGCCGAACTCAGAAGGCACATACGGCGTGCGCATGCGCTATGATGAAGACCGAGGTCTTTCTCTCGGAACAGACGTCGCGCTTGCTCGTCTCGACGTTGGAGCAATCAGTGCAACAGAAGGCGGCGAGATTCGCTTGCGCGCCGGCACAGATACAGCTTACACAAAAGATTGGTACATCGATGTGGTGACCAACTTTTTCCGAATCTTTGAAGTGGACAGAGGCGGCTCGACAAACGGCATTGAGCGAATAGCCATTGACCGTGTAAACGGCACATTTCAAATTGATGCAAAGCCGACCTCGAACAACTGGACGAGCGGCGTTTCGGCGAGCAGCTACGGCTCCGTGCTCGACACCGGAAGCAATGGCAATGGTCGGTACGTGCGCTATGCAGACGGTACCATGATCTGCTGGATTCAAAAGTCTTGGTACGGTTACGTTGACACCGGAACAACCGGAATGGGCGACGCAATCAACTGGACATTCCCAGTTAGTTTCGTGGAAACGCCAATCGTGCTTTATTCGCGCAGGTCTGGCTGGGTGTATGGCTACGAAACCGGCTATGAAAGATCAAGCAACACGCAAGTTGGAAACTGGTACATCTCGAACAACGGCAAAGCGCCAAACACAAATCAGTGGCACGACTGGTATCTGTCTGCAATTGGAAGGTGGAAATAATGAAAATAACTCTTTCGCCGGTTGGCGGCAATACAACGACGATCGTTGAGGTCGATGGCTTGGTCGTCAAAGTCGATGGCGTGCCTTACGATCTTTCCGTGATTCCAGAAGGCGGTGAAGCGCAGGGACAAGAAGACTCTCCATTCATCGGCACTGTGACTCGCGATGCATGCACGATCTTTTACAAATACGACTTGGAACGCGCCGAGCAAATGCAAAGTGTCGATCCAGCAGACTACGTTTTTGAAATCACCAGCGGCGAAGTGCCGTGTCCAATCAAGTGGAAGGAGCAGGCATGACTTTTGTCAACATCAAGACCAAAGAGCAGATCGAGCAAGAACAAGCGCAGAAAGAAGCCGATGCTCGCATCGCTGTTTTGAAAAAGAATCTGGCCGACACGGATTACAAGGTTCTGCCTGACTACGATAAGAAAGAAGACTTGCCGCAGATTGAGGCAGAACGCCAAGCTTGGCGCGACGAAATTCGAGCACTTCAGGAGACTTTGTAAATGGATCAAACAATTGTAAACTGGCTGCTCGCAGGATTCGGCGCTTTGATCGGCTTTCTTTTGAATGCTGTTTGGCAAGCTGTCAAAGATTTGCAGAAAGCAGACAAAGAGCTGGCCTCTAAAGTCGGCGAGATCGAGGTGTTGGTTGCCGGAGACTACGTCAAAAGAGCAGACTTCGACAGAACAATCGAGCGTTTGTTCCAGAAGCTCGATCACATCGAATTGAAAATTGACGGCAAGGCAGACAGAGCATGACTTACGAACTCAGCAAGCGCAGCAAGGATCGTCTCAGCGGCGTGCATCCCGACTTGGTGCGCGTTGTTGAGAAGGCGATATCTATTTCTGAAATCGATTTCACCGTCTTGGAGGGCGTGCGCTCCATAGCACGCCAAGAGCAGTTGGTGAAAGCCGGTGCGAGTCAAACGATGCGCAGTCGCCACATCACAGGCCACGCCGTGGATCTCGGTGCGTACGTCGCCGGTCAAGTTCGCTGGGACTGGCCTCTTTACCACAAGTTGGCCGACACGATGAAGAAGGCGGCTGCAGAATGCGGCGTTCCAATCGAGTGGGGCGGTGACTGGACTTCGTTCAAGGACGGTCCACACTTCCAGCTTCCGCACAAGGAATATCCGGCATGAGCAAGAAGGTCTGGTGGAAGTCGAAGACGCTGTGGGTCAATGCAATTGTTGCAGCCCTCGTAGCGGCTGAAGCCGTGACTGGGGTGATGCAACCCTACGTCGCAGAGAAGTTCTACGCTGCCGTGGCGGTTTTCCTGCCCATTATTAATGCTGTACTTCGTGTCGTCACGAACGAAGCATTGGGGATTAGAAAAGATGATTGACATTCGCACCACGGCGATTGCCGCAGGAGTCGCGCTGGTCGTTGGTGCGACATCGGCTTGGTGGCTTACAGCCGAATACAAAGACAACAAATGGTTGGCTCAGATTGAAGCTCAGAAGGTTGAGGCTGCTAAGCAGTTGCAGGTGGCGACCGAGAAGGTCATCGAGATCGAGCGCAAGCACAACGCCATTGCCACACAACTGGAGATTCAAAATGCAAACAAACAAACTCAACTCGACAAAGTTCAGTCTGACAATCGTCGCCTTGCTGCTCAGCTTGGCGGGTTGCGCGACCCAGGACGTAGGCAAAGTTGTCCAAGCACCTTGTCCGCAAATGCCGGAGCCACCCAGCAACCTGCGCCTGAAGCCGCCGACAGCCGACTATCAGCTGAAGCTACGGAGTTTCTTCTTGAGTTCGCCCGAGACGCCGACAGAGCAGCGCAGTACGCCAACTCCTGCTACGAATGGATCCAACAAATAAAATGACGGATGTATTCGACCAAGCAACTGAAAGGGAAGAGCGTGACCGAGAAGCAGCCATCGCAGCACAACGGAGCAGGACAGCGGTGCTACCTGACATCGGTCATTGCTACTTCTGCGGCGAAACGCATTCAGATGGACGCCGCTTCTGCGACGCCGACTGCAGGGACGGCTACGAATTCGAGAAGCGCCAGCGCCAACGGCAGGGACGTTAGCGGCGAGCGCGTGCCGCGTCTTTGCATTGCTCCTTTGCCCAAGGCGAGCTAACTGTCTGGCACAACGTCTGGCGTGCTCCAAGGCGCACCAAGCATTGCTGGCGCAGGTTGTAGCTCGATATCGCTGAACATTGACCTTGGCTATTCGTCTGAACGGCACGACAATAGGCTCGATCGTCGCTGTTGCTGATCGTTGAGCAGGTCACGGCGGCATGCGCTGACATTCCAACTCCCCACATCAAGAAGAATAGGATCGCAAGACCGATCCACACGATGATGTTCTTGGTTCTTGTTTTCATCTCGAGAACTCCAATTCAACTCCTGCTTCATCGAACATAGTTGTTGCCGCGTCGAACTGCTCGACCGGCATTGATGTCTTTCCGTCTCCGACGACGACTTTGGCGACACCGGCATTGATCAGCATCCGAGCGCAAGCATTGCAACACAAATGCGTTACATACACAGTCGAACCCTCCAATTGCTTTCGTGCCGCATGGGCAACCAGATTCTCTTCTGCGTGCGCAGTCCAGATGTACTTGGCCGGACGCTCCATTCTTTCGTCCAGATCTTGCACGCCACGTGGCAGTCCATTGAAGCCGGTCTCTAAAATCTGTTTCGACTCGCCAACGGCCACTGCGCCGACCTTTGTGTTGGGGTCTTTGCTCCATTCGGCTACGTTTCTGGCCAAATTCAGGAATCTCTCAGTCCATTTGCTCACGGTATGCTCCTATAAAGTGTTCTGGTGATCTAGGACGATCGCAGGAATCAGGTCGAGTAGAAAGGCTTGACCCAGCTGCAGAAAACTCGCCTTAGACGATCCTCGCAATCTGTTAGCCATGACCTAACAATTGCAAAGCCTCTTGGTCGATCTCCGACCGAATTTCGTCGTCCATTTTTCGTTCCAACCATGCAGCCAGACGACCACGACGATCCAACACGTCGTATTCCAACTCGTGGTAGCCGTAATAGTCCATGTCCGAGTCGCAGGTGTGGGCAGATCCACGCCACGGCGGTTGGCAATGGAAATACGTCACACCGATCTGACAGGGAATACCCGCGATGCGAGTGTCGAAGACCAATTCGTATTTTCTGTTCATTGTGGGCATGTTACTTCTCCCTTCTTGAACTCTGGCCAACCACGGCGGTCGTGCTCGGGAATGCCGGCAGCTTTGTCTTGTTTCCACAACGCAACCATCGAGCAATACTCGCTCTCTTGGCGGTCTGCCTCTTCCATGTCGAAATGACCGACGATGGCCAACGCAGCGAACACTGCGATGACAGCGAGGATGGTTTTTGGGGTCTGGTTCATAACTGAGCGGCGTGGTTTAATTAGCATTTTGATTCTCCTGTTGTTGGATGTAGATGGTGTTGCCCTGCATTGAGATCGGTGCGAGGCCACGCTCAGCACGAGCGCGGTTCACATCAGCCAGCATTCGCTGCTGGTAGCCAACCTGATCGGCGGCTACGCGTGCGGTCTGCACGACTTGCGGTATTGCGAACGGATTCACCTGCGCCGTGCCGTACGGGAACAGATGGACGAAAGCGAATCCGAGATTAAGCAGCGAGTCCATGGCCAGCCTCCACTTGTTCGAGATAACGAGCCTTGCAATCGGGGCAACGGCTGATGAGATCGGCAACAGAAGCATCGACATCGACCATAGCCAATGCATGCTCAGGCGGCAGACCGGAAAGATCAACGTGCGTCAGAGGCGACTTGTGTTTGTAGCCGCGACGCTCCATCTCCTGCGCCAGCTCGTGGTGACGAGTCAGGATCGAGCGAGGCTCGAGAAGATTGTTGGCAACGAAGCCGCGCATCGACAGACCTTTGTGAATCGAACCGACCAGCATGTGGTGCTCAACGTGTTCGCCAAGGAGGTGCTTGCGGCACATGTACTGTACGGGAACCATCCACATTCTCATGACAGCACCTGCTTCTTGACAGCGTTCATGGCGCGGTTGCTGGCGCGGACAGGAATGCCATGCACATCGCGTGCATCGGCGAGATGCTTCTTGACGCTGTCCCAGCGCGACTCGGTTGCGACAGTCAGCTTCTTGCCGTCAAGCTGTTCAGCCTGCACGACGAACATGCCTTTGTCGAAGTCGACTAGGACTACGGTGGTGTCTCGGTGATCAAACATATCTTCTCCAGTTCTGAGTTAGTCCGGTCATTTCGCGACCGTGAAATAATTTTGCCTGAAAAACCGGCAGGAAGCAACAATTTTGTTAAAATATTTTGTTGCTTCCTGCAAGTCCTTGTTTTTGTTAAGAAAATAGCTTCAATCCACGGTCAATAATTGTGTCCGCCACGTCTTTTTTGCTGGTCAAGGCTCGTATAACGACCTCGTCGATGGTGCCTTTCGCCGCAATATTGATGTAGGTGACGTTCTTGGTCTGGCCAATCCGGTGTGCCCGATCCTCAGACTGCAGCCGGTCACGCAAGCTGAAGTTGTTGGAGAAATAAATCACGTAGGACGCAGCCACAAGCGTGATGCCTGTGCCACCGGCTTGTTGGTTGCCGACGAACACCTGCGCCTCGCCGCGCTCAAAAGACTCGATTGCGTCTGTGCGATCGCCCTTCTTGATGCCGCCGTGGTATTCAACGCACGGGATGTCCAGTGTCTTGAGCTTGGCTACGATGTCCTCGATCTCAATCCGGTACCGAGCCCACACGATGACTTTCTCGCCAGCCTCTACGATCTTCTGAACACGTTCAGCGAGCAGTTCCAACTTCGGGTTGTCGCCTTCGATGCGGACTGGATCTTCTGCCATCGGATGGATGTAGTAGCCGCTGGTGATCTGCGCCAGCTTGGTCACTGCGACCAACTTGTTGAACGGCGTCTCCTCGTTCTCGAACACGAGTCGGCATTCGTCCTCAGCCTTTTTGTAGACCTCGATCTGCTCCTTGGTCATGCTGAACACGAGTGTTTTGTAGATCTTGTCGGGCAAGTCCAGACAGTCTTTTTTCAGCACGCGGAAGGAGTGTGGTGCGATCAACTGCGACAGCCGTTCAAGATTGCGGTACTTCGGACGACCACCAACGCCACGCGCAACGACCTGCGGCGTGAATCGGGAGCCGCTGCGCTTCTTGATGGCGGCGAGCAGAGGGTTGCCATCTTGCAGCATCTCAGCGTACTCTGCCTTGAAAGCATAGAACGAAGTCGTCCGCAGGATCTGCTCATCGAGGAAACTGAACTGGCTGAAGGCGTCAAACGGCGCATTGTTGATCGGTGTTCCTGACATGATGCGACGCCAGTACGAATACTTCTTCAGCTTCAACAGGTTCTTGGTTCGAGCGGCAGTCGGGTTCTTGTACGCGTCCGACTCGTCGGCAACGATCATCACTCGGCGACCAGTGTTGCAGAAACGCTCTGCGAACTCCAGCCCACGCTTCGTCTGCAAGGCTTCGTGGTTCATCGCAAGGATACGCAACTCACCAGACCCAGCATTGTCGAACAGCCCTTCGAGTGCAGCCTTCTCCTGCTTGTTTGGCGTTGCGACCCACGCAGCAGCGCGGTAGCGAACCCAGTCCGGCATATGCTTGGGCAGTTCCAGCCGAGTCCAGTTGGTATGCACGCCGTTGGGTGCGAGAACTAGCACGGCGTCGCAGTCTTGAGAAGACCACAGGTCAGCAATGTTGTTGATGACAATCCAAGTCTTGCCTGTGCCCATCTCAGCCAGCAGTGCGTAGGCTTGCTTTCGTCCGAACTTATTCAGACACTCCATCTGGTGCTGGTACGGCTGGGTCTTGAACTTCCCAGCATGGAAGTCGAGTTCTAGTTGCTGCGCTGGAGCGCGAGTCGTAGTGTTTGCCATTGTTCTTTGTCCTTTACGGGTTTCATTGTTGACCAGACCGATTGCTCGACGATCTCGTCCACTGTCATTGTATTGAGTTGGTCTGCCAAGAAGCCGCCAACCAGAATCCATCGCTTGTCCGTGCTGATCAGGAAATAGCACCGACCACCGGCTTTGCGCTGGCGCAGCATCCAGTTGGCTTGCTCTTGCGACACCTTGTGATTGCTGCCGAACAG